AAATTCTGCTTCTGGTGCAATAACTGGAACATTGCCTGTCGTTGGTTCAAATACTACTTATAATTTTTCTTTACAAGCAACAGCAGGAACAAAAAACACAACTAGGTCTTTTAGTATTTTAAATAAAGCATTAACAACTAATGCTCTATTGTTAGATAGTACAAACAATACTGCTAATCAAAACAAAATTACTGATAATTCTTATTTAAGTAATCCTGCAAGTACCGAAGTAACTTTAACAAATGGTAATTTAAGAGCACCAAGCATAGTTACAAGTGCAAGTTATTTAGCAGGTGGATATAACCAAAGTAATATAATTAATGATGACCAATGGGCAAGTCAAGTTTCTCAAGGTGGTAACACAATATATTGGCTTGGAATTTTCAGTGGCTATGGTGCTTTTGCTACTGATGTTTGGTGTACTTTTGATTTTGGTGCAAATCCAACTTTTAGAATTAATAGATTAACTGGTAGAGCAGAATGGAGAACTAATAGTGGTGATTTTAGATTTTATGGTTCTAATGATGTTTCAGGTTACAATAATTCTGGTTCATTTAATGCTAGTGGTGCAACACAATTATTTAGTCTAAGTAATCCTGCAACAGGTTGGGATAGCGGTAATTTTGGAAACACTGTTTATTACAGGTATTACACAATGAGAGTTTTATTAACTAGCGGTGGTTCTTACGATTGGGGTTGGAGTGGTACAAAAATCTATGGCGACTACTATTAAAAATTTTTAACAACAACAAAGGAGTAAACTATGTTTGAAGATTATTTAAAAGACTTTCCTTTTGAAAACAAAAGGTACAAAAAATTTCAAAAAAAAATCCTTAAACTGTGGAGGGATGCTTACAATAATTTTTATAAATTATTCAAGCACGATTTATAATGCCTAAGATTACCAAGAAAAAAAGATCAGCAGCTCAAACAGTTACCTTGGTATTAATCCATACTAAAATAAATAATATTCAAAAAACACTAGAACAAAATACAAAGGATATAGCAGCTCTTAAAGAGCAAATGGCTATGGGTAAGGGTGGGTTGAAAGTTATCGCATATCTTGGTGGTATATTAGCAGGCATTATAGCCTTAATAAAATTTGTAAAATAATATATAAATCCATTTAAAGTAATGCCATTCATCAATGAAGGAACATTCCAGGAATATGATTATAACCAGGAGTATGAGGAGTGTGAGTGGAAACAAATCACAGAATACTGGAGAAAATAAATATTAATTATGGCCAAGAAATCTGCAATAGGACAGTTAATTTATATAAAAAATAAACCCAGAAAAAGACCAGGCAGACATAGTAAGAGGCCCAACAAATCACAAAGAAAAAAACCTTATAGGGGCCAGGGAAGATAGCAATACAACTATTGCTTTATATGAAATAATTTAATACAGATTGATAATGTTACCTGCTTTAAAAGTTATAGCTCCTCTTGCGAGGATGCTATTCAATACTGTTGATAAGGCAATCCCAGATAAGGATCTGGCAGAAAAATTAAAAGCTCAACTCAATACTCAATTACTACAATCTGGTACTGAAGAATTAAAAGCTGCTGCATCTATTGTAGAAGCTGAAGCAAAATCAAATTGGTTTGTTGCAGGTTGGCGACCAACTTTAATGTATGTTTTAATATTTATTCTGGTATGGAATTATATCCTGGGGCCAGTGATAAAACTTTTTACTGGAACAATCATAACCTTTGAGCTGCCTGGAGATGTATGGACATTATTAAATATAGGACTTGGAGGGTATGTCGTGGGTAGAAGCGGAGAGAGTATAGCAAGAACAATAGCAAATAAAAATAAATGAAAGATATAAAAGAAAGAATTAAAGAACACGAAGGCTATAGATCCAAGGTGTACCTGGACAGCCTGGGAAAAAGAACAATAGGATTTGGCCATCTATGTGTAGAAGATTTCTGGGAAGATGATAAGGAATATGATAAAGAATTTTTAGAAAAAATTTTTGAAAAAGATTTCCAAAATGCTGTAGATCAAGTAGAGAATATTTGCCACGATTACGATTTAGATATTACTCCTACTGCAACTGAAGTATTAATTGAAATGGTTTTTCAATTAGGTGCTACAGGTGTTAAAAAATTTAGAAGGATGTTGGAAGCTCTCCAGGATCAGGATTATGAAACTGCCTCACTAGAAATGTTAGATAGTAGATGGGCAGAACAAACTCCTGCCAGGGCCGAGGAGCTTTCACTTATTATGAAAGATGCCGAGAGTTGTTAATTTAAAAGAAATAAGAGATATGATTAACCTAGTCAAAAGGGTAGGTTTTCATAGAGCTGCCAAAGAGCTTGGTAAAAATTATCACGCAGTTTATATGTTGTACAAAAGATATGCTTCGGATGATAAAATAAACAATATGGATAAAGCTCCTTTTGTTATTCAAGATATTCCAGATGATGAATTAACTACTGAAGAATTAATTGAAAGATCTCTCAAGAGATGGGAAAGAAAAAGAGAAGCTCACAATGCAACTAAATTAATAGATGTAGATCTAAAAGAAAAAAAACCTTTTGCCCTTTGTTTTGTTGGGGATCCGCATATAGATGATGATGGTTGTAACTGGGGTAGATTAAAAGCTGATATGGATCTAATGGCTAACACTCCAGGAATGATTGGAATATGTGTTGGGGATATTACAAACAACTGGGTAGGCAGATTAATGAAGAAGTATGCTGACCAGGAAACTACCAGGAAACAAGCAGAGAAATTAATTGAGTGGTTTTTATCTGAGGCAGGAGTTTATTGGGCTGCTGTTATTGGAGGCAATCACGATATTTGGAATACAGATGGTGGAGATATAAATAAATTTATCTTCAGATCTCAAGCAGGAATTTATAGGAACCACGGAGTTAGATTAAAGCTAAAGATCCCAGGTGGTAAAACAATTAATGTAAATTGTAGGCACGATTACGCAGGTCATTCTCAGTGGAACGAAAGCCACGCAATGAGTAAGGCTGCCAGGTTTGGTGTGGATGATATTTATGTTGCAGGACACAGGCACGTTTCTGGTTATCAAATAGTTAAGAACCACGAAAGCCAAAGAATATCTCACGCAGTAAGGGTAGCAGGATATAAAGAGATTGATGATTATGCAGAAAGCAAATCATTGAGAGAACATAATATATTTCAGAGTATGGCTTTTATTGTTGATCCAGGACAAGAGGATCCTTTAAGGTTTATTAAACCTGTATTCAGCTTAGATGAAGCTGCCGAAGAATTGACTTATAAAAGGAAAGTTACTTCCAATTCATAAGTAATGTATCGTATATTAATTCATTAAAAGATAAATCTCTTTTTTCTTTTTCAAGTTTTTCTTTTCTTTTTTCTAAAGAGAAAATCTTTTTGTTAGTATCTTTCAAGTCTTGCTTGATTTGTAATCGCTTACTTGAAATATACTCTCTGTTATGTATGTCCAATACCCCTTACCTCCTTTCTATATCTTTCTTAATGTAGAAGTTATGCCAAGAGTGAGCCTTGCCATTAACGTTTCTACCAAGAATTCCTTTGTCAACTAAAGCTATGAGCTTGTTGTAAGTACCAGTAACTGAAGAAAACTCCAGGGCCGCAAGCCTTCTTACTGAAGGAGGATGGCCCTTCTCAATTAAATATTTTTTGAAAGTTAAAAATAGTTTCATTTGTTTTTCAGTGGGTTGAGTGTTAGATCCCTGGATCTTTCCTGTACCATCACACCTTGGACAGATATTTTTTTCATCAATTATTTTCATCAAGCTCTCCTGCTATGGATATGTACTCATTAAAGATTGAAGTATGTAATCCGCTATCTACTGTTTCTAAATCTTTGATAACATCTTCATTGACTTGAAATAGCTGCTTTAAAAACTTGAGCTTCTCTGCCTTATTAGATTTCTTATGGATCCTTATATTGCCCATAGCTTTACTAAACTCCTCAGCAAAAGACTTATGATCCTCACAATATATTCCAGGCCCTTTAAGTTTCCTCATCTCCCATTGAGATTTACCTACCTCTGGTTGCATATCTGTTTCCTGGGCCATAGGTGTAGTATTTTCAACGATCTTTTCTTTGGTAGGGGTAACATCATTTACTTCATTTGATGCTACTGTAGGGGCTTCTAAAGCTGTTTTAGCTACAGTATCTAGCTTATCCATAACTGTTTCTACAGGCTTAGGATCCCTTGTTGGATAATCCCCTGCTTCCTCCCTAGTTATTACACCACCAAGAGCATCTGCAAATACATCTCTTAAAGCAAAACCTCTAGCTCGCATCTTGAGCATACGATCTGGGTATGACTTCCAAGGGCCAGGCCTATTTAACAAGCCTGCTCTGTTAGCATCTGACATAGAAAATTCTGTCTTATACCAGGATTGATTTTTTCTTTTAATTTCACAAACAGCTTTTCTGTTAGCTCCTTCTCCAGAGATAGTTTCTTTTATATCCTCAAATTCAGGATGACTTCTACAAAGAGCCATCATAGTATCTCCATAAATACTAGGCTTGCCATTGATAACTGCAATATCTTGCAGAGCTTGTATTGGAGATATGCCTAACTCCTTACCCCAACTCATAGCTAGATAAACATCAACAGGCTTACCTTGAAATTGTTTTGGTACCAAATTTGATTTTGCAATTTCCTCTGCAAATTTCATTGGATCTTTTTTAACTATATCATTCATACTAATTTTCCTTGTCTTGGATCCTCGGTTAGTGGTTTAAATAAAATATCAATCAATCTGTAGGATCCTTTAAATTTAGATTGAAATATTTTAGAGCTTGGCTGCAGGTGCAGCAGCTCGTCTTTCTTTAGCTGCATAATTTTTCCATTGTGATTTATTTCTAATCCACCTTTTTTAATTGCAGCCTGTACTTCATAATCTCTGACAGAAACGAATTTACCCTGCCATAGCTTAGTTACTTTTTTCTTCTTCATCATCTCCTCCTGTTACCATTGAGATCATACTTTTTGCAGCCGATCTCAAAGCTAAAAAAATTAAAAAGAATATAACGATTGTCCAAATTACTTCACTCATTCTCCCTCCTTTATTGATATTGTTGATTGTCTTTTTGAATATGCCTCCTGTGCAGGCACTACTTTTTCTGGCT